CGCGGGAGCTTTTGGGATACGGTGCGCTTCCGGGTGAAGACGTGCTGACTGAGCCCGTCTCCCTGGTGCCGACCGCGGTGAGCGAGTTGGGCAAGCCTGAGCCTGCGCCTGAACCAGAACCCGGAAAAATGCCCCAGGACGCGTCGGGGAAGAAACCCGCTGCGGGAGACGAGGACAAGCCCAAAAAGCCCGCCAAGGCCCTAAAAACGGGCAAAAACGGTGGGTTCTGGATTAAGCCGGAGCGCAAGGAAGCCAAATGGAACGCCTTTGCCCGGAGGATCCAGGCCCGCGAGCGAGGGATTGAGGCAATTGCCAAAAAGTATCTTTCTCAGCAGACAGATCGGATCACCAAGAATATCCGGCAAGCCCCAGTTGTTTCACAGGTCAGCCAATGGGGAATCATCGATGTCAATACAGGGGCTGATCAATATGTTGACGCCTCTATCCGCTGGTATATCGATTCTTACGGCAAGGCGGTCCGGGCTGGCATGGCGGCCTGCAAGGGCGAGTTGATTGACGGAGAGGAGAAGGCCACATTTACCAAGCCCGAATGGGAAGCGTTATTGCGCGAGATAGCCAAGCGGTGTGGCAAGCATATTGGAGAATCCGCAGCCAATATTGTTTATGACCTGTTGCGGGAAGCCGAAGAAAACGCCTGGACCGTTGAGGAGCTTGCCAGGGCAGTCAAAACGGAATTGGAGATCAAGGAAAACTATCGCGCCCGCCGCATTGCCATGACAGAAGCGGCGCTGGTGGAAAATGCGGGCGAGCTCCAGGGATACCGAGAAACCGAGTTTGTAGAACTCAAGGGCTGGCTCTGTGCCTTTGTTGAGCTTTCGCGAGAAGACCACATGAAGGCCGATGCCGATTATTCAGATAACCCCATCCCGCTGGATGAGCCATTCATTGTCGGGGGAGAACCCATGATGCATCCCCTTGACGATTCATTGGGCGCATCGGCAGGGAATATTATCAATTGCAAATGCGACACCTATCCCCAGGTAAAGGAATTATGACATGGAGGCTTAGCATGGAACGCAAAACATTCGCTCTCGATATTAAGGAAATCGCCGATGAGGGGACATTCGTCGGCCACCTTTCCACCTTTGGCAACGTGGATGCCGGAGGCGACGTGGTCGAGCCGGGGGCCTTCAAAAAGACCCTCCGTGAAAAAAAAGTGTTTCCCCTGCTCTGGCAACATGACGGCTCGCTCAATAGCACTATTGGCACATTCTCCGGCAAAGAGGACGATGTTGGTTTACTCATAAAGGGCAAATTTCTTACTCAACTCGAATCCGGGCTCAGGGCATATCAGGCAGTTAAGGCCATGATGGCAGAGGGGGTTCCAATAGGATTGAGCATGGGCTATAAGGCCATAAAATTTGAGTTTGACAAGCTCAAGGAAAAAGCGCAGGAGTTTACCATTCGCAGGCTGAAAGAGGTCGGACTTTATGAGGGTTCACTCACCTTCTTTCCGATGAATGAAATGGCCAGGGTTGAGGCCGTAAAGGCGGAAGACCATGGGGATAAAGCAGAATGGACAGTTGCATATATCAACGACCTTCCCAATTCCGCCTTTGCTGCAATCGAGCCGGCCTATACCCGGGGTGATACGGACGACAAGCGCGCCCGGCACCTTCCTCATCACGACAAAAGTGGCAAGATTGACCTTCCCCATCTCAGAAATGCGCTGACGCGAGTGAACCAAATAACGCCGATTACGGATTCCATATCCGTTTCGGCATTGCGGGCAAAAGCGGCATCGCATCTGGCCGGACATAAACATGAGCTCGAAAGCGACTTTGATTCGAACCTTGAACTCAAGCCATATCCCAACGAACATTCATGTCGGCTTCATAGTCCCGACCAATATGAGCGCTTTGCCCGGATGAAGCGGGAGCACAATGGCAAGGAATATTCGGTTATTATCGGATTCAAAAAGGGCGGCGGGTCGGAGGATCAGGCATACCGCTATCCCAAAGACACCTGGGATGCGGACGAAGCCCGCACTCATTGCAAAGAACACGGCGGCAGTTTTGAGGCCGCGACAGGAAAAGAAATATCCCTTGTCTGCCAGTCTTGCGGCAATACACTCACTTTTACTGAGCCGGTTGATACCACTCAGCCAAAAGCCGAGCCGGAACCCATAGACCTGGCGGCAAATCGATGGTATCAGGACCTCGATACTGTGGTCCGGGATATCAAAAAAATTTTAGAGGAGGAAAAACTTGACACCTGAAGAAATGCTGAAGAAGCAATCAGACGAATTCCAGGCCGGTGTCAACGAGATCCGCGAAAAGCTCGAGGTCGTCGACAAGCTCAAGCTCCACCAGGAAACCAAAGACAAAGAAGTCAACGAGACAATCAAGAAGGTCCAGGAGACATTGGATAAACAGGAAGTTGAGCTGCGGGAGCTCAAGGCCCGCCAGGGCGCTTCCAAAGACGAGCAATTGCCCGAGCACAAGGATTTTGTGAGGTGGCTGCGCACCGGCATCAAGTCTGAGGAATTGGAGAAGAAAACCGCTTACCGTACTTCTACCGACACGGCCGGAGGCTACACCCTCGCGCCGCCCACAGTGGCCGCTGAAATTTTAACCACAATCACCGAGTCGAGTCCTATCCGCCAGATCGCCTCTGTCATGACTATCGGAACAGAGTCGGTTGAGTGGATTCGGCAGACGGCGGCATTTTCTGCGAACTGGGCGGGCGAGACGGCCAACCGCGAGGAAGCCAACCAGATGAAGTTTGGCCGCGAGAGAATTCCCGTTCATGAGGCCGGTTGCTATTTGGACGTTACAAATCAACTGCTGGAAGATGCCTCATTTGATATTGAGGCCTTTATCAACCGGCAATTCGGCGAGCGGTTCGGCGTGCTCGAGGCCAATGCGTTTGTCAACGGCAATACGACCTATGCGCCGCAGGGCATCCTGGCCGACGGCAATATCGCCAACACCGCAGGTGGAGATGCCAATAACGTCACGGCGGACGGTCTAATCACGCTTTATTTTTCGCCCAAGACCGCCTATCTCGCCAATGCGCGTTGGGTTATGGCCAGGGCGACAATGGCCTATATTGCCAAGCTCAAAGACGGAGATAACAACTATCTGCTGCGGCGGCTGGGCGAGAGCCCCGTCTGGTCAATCCTCGGCGAACCCGTCGTCGAGGCCTATCACATGCCGGCAATGGCAAATGCTGCGTTTCCAGTTCTGTTTGGGGACTTCCGGCGCGGCTACCAGATTGTTGACCGGGTGGGATTGGCCGTTCTGCGCGACCCCTATTCAGCGGCCAACCAGAGCGCCATCAGGTTCCATGCCCGGAAGCGGGTAGGTGGCAAGGTCATTCAGCCGGAAGCCATCTACAAGATGAGGATGACCGCAAGCTGATGAGGAGATGAGACAATGGCACAACTTTTAGACTTCTATACCGACTACGCGGCCAACACGCTGGTGAAACCGCAGACCTTCACGTCGTCCAACATTGAAGGCAGCGGGACCGGAACGGACCTTCTCGGCTACCGGGGAGCGATCCTCGTTGCCGAGACGGGCGCCAGCGGCGCGCTTTGCGGGGAGAGCAACAAGATGACAATCGCCTTTGTTGAGTCGAGCAACAATTCCACTTTCACCGCAATCGCCGATACCGACCTCGTCGGCGGGAATAATACCGCCGTGATCGACGCCAACGGAGACGCCAACTCCACGCACTACCGGAGCTACATCGGCACCAAGCGCTATGTCCGCGTCGAGTTTCAGGCGACGGCAGGGGCGGTTTCCATCCCTGTCGCAGCGAGTATTGTTCGAGGCAAACCGCTCCAAAAGAGATAAAGCTCAAACGCGCTAGATGACAAGCAGGATGAGGGGGCGGGGCATGGGGCTTCGCCCCCCGTCCGATATTTAGGAGGAGCAATGAAAGTTCGAATGCTGACCCGATATCAGACCTGCTTTGACGGGATTCTTGTCGAGACCTTTCTTCCTGGACAGAAATATGACCTTCCCGAGGAAAGGGCGCGCCGCCTGCTGGACGTGGGCGTCGCCATCGAGGACAAGGACATGGGCCAAGCACCGGAAATAAAAGACGCTCCCCCAGAACAAAAGCCAAAGCCAAAACGGAGGAAATAGGACATGGCAGCTTTCAGCAAGTTTGACATATTCGTCAAGGACCTCGTGTGCGGCAAGCACGATTTCGCAAACGACACAATCTCCCTCTACCTCACCAATGCCGCGCCGTCGAATAACGACGATCACATCAAGAGTGAGTTGGCCGAGATCACGTCGGCCAACGGCTATAACCAGGCACCGCTCGACATCACCGTTACGGAGAATGCCAACGTCACCGAGGTCACGGCCAACAATGACATTACCTGGACGGCGAATGGCGGGAACTTCGGCCCATTCAGGTATATCGTGCTTTACAATGAGAACGCGACGCCGGACAACGAAAACAACGCCTGTTTGGTCGGCTGGTGGGATTACGGATCAAGCATCAGCTGCAACAACGGCGAGTCATTCACGGTCGATTTCCCGGCCAATAAGATGGTGTTTACGATTACCTGATGAGCGAGACAAAGTCAGCCGTCCCGGAGTGCTGTGCGGTTAAGGAAAATCTGGAGAGGGTAGAGACGACAAATCCAGACACTTACATCCTTCGCTGTAAGGTTTGCTCGCGAAACCATTGGCATGCGATCGTTCGGCCGCTGAGCATGGCGCTGAGGAGGCCGATGAAATAGAAGAGGCAAAATGCCCTATATGCAGCCCGCGATCCGCAAGTGCGGATTGGCATATAAACTTGAAGGAGGTATATGGATTGTCGCTCCCTGAACCCAAAAAAACTCTTTACACCCTGAACTTGAACCCGGACGCCTATCGGGACATTACCGACATGACGTTTCC